CTGGGGCCCAACCCCAGGAGATTCTTTTAAGCCTTGAGCGCGAAATGCTATAACGGCACTAGTGAACCTTGAGTTAGCAATTACTTTACACCTGATTTCTTCAGAGTCAAGATAGGAACCTTAGGCCACTAGTCAACTTTTCATAGATGGCGACCTGGTCTTGAAGACCTACTTGCGATGTATCGACACAGAGCCTTAGGCCACTAGTCACTTGGTTTTGCGAAATGTTGTAACGACATTAGTGAAATTCTTGCGGCGACCTGGTCTTGAAGCCTGGAATAGCGACACAATATAGCTCATCAAGACTAAATTGAATAAGAGACTTTTAAACCCCATTATTAAACAACAACATTATAGATTTCTTCAAAAGGACACCTTGTCCAACAAAAATATAACATATCTATCTGTGTTTTCTTTCTTATTTCCGGAATCTTTGGAGTGATGTACCTTAGACCTGCCTATAAAGTCGGAATCTGTCGTAACGTGCCCAGTACATAGGTGCTAAGTACCTAGCCGGAACAGCCGAAGTTGACTAAGTTTAGTCTGGATGTTTGCTTACCTTCGGGATAGTTGAACTACGGGAAACAAAGTAAGCCTTTAGCGAAAGCGACGAAAGTCGGCCTCTGCTCTAAACTTGTCAGAGTTACAAAGATGTACATTATTTTGAAGTCATACCCTATGGGACTAAGAGGTGGATGTCCTCGGTATCCAGGCTACCGTAAAAGTCTGTTGATAAAATTTTCCAAATTATGAACAATTGAATATTTTCGATTGTTTCTTGCTCGATAAGCGAAATCAAAACACATATCTACCTACATTCATAGCGATATACATACCATTCAAGATGGCAGGAATACAAGTTCTTACGAATATACGATTCTGCGAGTGCGGACTCCAAATCTCGAGTTTGCAAGCGCTGTGGAATCATGCGAAAGCTGGAGGCAAATGCTGTGCTCTCTGCGAATGCGGATGGGTTGGCTCGCCAAAAGATCACGACGAATGTGTAATGACCGGACCTTGGATTTGTGAATGCGGAGTGAAAACGAAGAGTGCGGAAAAATTGCGAAATCATCACAAAGTTTGTCCCAAAAAGAGACTAGAAACTCAAGCTGGTGTGGAAGAGTACAGGTTGCGTTGCCGCGAAAACAACTACAGGCGACGTTTAATCTTCAATCTCCTCAAAAATACACGCTGGTGGGAGAAGAATTCTCTGTTGAACCAACTCAATTTTTCAATGTGGCCAGCATTCATGAAAACGCAGCCCGAGAGAACCCGAGTTTCCTTCTCAATCAAAGGAAAGAGAGTCGTGGTGAACCCGTTGGATGTCGGATTCAATGATTTATACAACAATATCAAAGATCACATTGACCTAGAGACGCAGATGGGAATACCCGTCACTTTGTCACTTGGAAGAGATGTCGAAGGATTTTTGACGCGGATTAACACTATCTTGGATTCCCTGTCCAGCACTTCCGTGGCCTCAAAGATCATTTATTTCGTGACACAATTAATTGTGCTCATCGAATTGAGACACTCTCCAATGGGACTGATGGCCTGGTGCACTGGAGTGCTA